GAATTTTCGTGATAGATGCCAGTAATCGAATGTATCGCGCATACCAGCGCACACCATATTGTGCTTTACACGCATTTCATCATATCGGCCCTGGTAGCCGAATATTTTTGTGTTTTCGTTCGCATCGTTCTGTACGTAGATTTCACCCTGAAGTATCGCTTGCTCCGACAGATGAGCAAACTCAGGGAAAAAGAAATCATATCGAGTTTTCCGGAGCCACTGCCTGTTGATACCCTGTTGATAACCAGGGGCCGGCATGATTGACATAAGAGTCATTACCAGACCGTATTCTTGTGCCGTTATGTTTCCAGAGAACTGGAAATCCGCCGTTATTCCATGTCCTCCCATTTCACCAAGAGGATCGCCGGTATACCCGGCTTCAGGATCATTAGGAGTACCGGACGTCTGTAGCACTTCTGATATTACGATCGGCATTTTAGTTCCGCCGATGTATTCCGGCCTCTGAAGCCGATCATCCCGAGGATGAACATTGAAGTGCATTTTTAGAAACTCGACGTAGCGGACACCGCCGCGTGCGTTTCTTTCGAGCCATTTCTGAATCTGAACGGCTGTTCGTAGATCAGCGACGTTAAACGTCTCTGCAAGAGAGGCATCCGCTGTGATATCAGGATAACCACCGGTTGAAGCGGATCCCTTTATAGCGAATCCCTGATCAACAGAATCTCCTATTCTTGAACTATATGGAAATACTTCAGTCTGTCCCAATGAATTGTAGACTGATTGGTTTGCCAGGCTGAAAACTTGAGTTGCGATTTTGCCAATTCCCTCTACAGGAATACTTCCAGAAAGAGGAATTGCGGGGGACTGGCCGCGCTGTTGCCAGGGAAGAGCAGAGGTAAAGTAATCCTTCTGATACGAGCGGTTCAATATCGCTTCGTTTGAGAGTAGGACTTCGTCCTGAAGATTCTCATCACGATAGAACTCGTTATAGATGAGATTGTATGCCCGACGAGGAAAGTCGATCGGGTAAAGTCCGGCGGGAAGTCCCTGAAGGGGAAACCCAAGGTAATCCCAGAGGGAACCTTTTACTGTTCCGTCCACAGGAACCGAAGGGATCCATTCAGGTATTGGTTCGCCGGCGAGGTCATAATCGCCGTCAGGTCCGCCTGATATCCATTCTTCCCAGTTTTCCCAGAGGATCCTGTAGGGAACGAAGAAAGTGTGTGTGAAGACGTTTATTTCATGAAGGACCGGCGCGACGAGCGGTTGCATCCTAGCAACAATTTCATGCGCTAGCTGGAAGCGGTCACCTGGTACCATTTCTTCGCAGACGATTGGAATGAGCTGACCCATATCACAGGTCAGTTTTTTGTCATAGGAAAGGTCGAATACCGACCTTCCCGGTGACAGATTCTGCACGTAGTCGAACTGTCCCATCTAGTTTTTCTCCCATATTACTTGGACCGGCGCCGGCGCCGGGAAGATTACACCTGTTTCTGGATTATAGCTTGCCAGCCGATAGAGCTGGAAATCTTCTTGGTTTGGAGAGTCTTTGATGTAGTGAAGGTATTGCCTCCAGGCAATGCCATTGTTTTTCGCCATGAACGGGGGCCCAAAGTCGCCGGCCACCCGGTCAAGGATGGCGAAGAGGTCGAAAGTCATGCTTTTCTCCCTGTTTTTGTTAGGTAACTGCATTTTGCAGTCACCTGGCTATACATAATCAAGGAGAAGTATAGCCCAACCCCCCGACGGTGTCTACCCCCCTGTCCATATATAGCGTGTACTAGTACGTACTAGTACGCTATATGTGGGGGGTACATTTGTTTACTACACACCTGTGTAGTAGTTTTTCATTACATTTTTGTAATGTTGGTGTTTTTTGGGGGCCGGCGCGGGGGGCGCCTAGTTGACACACGTTGGCGTTTTGACATATTTGATAATTGTTGGCTGTTCTGGCTGTGCTCAGAACTAGCGCTCGTGCCTCGCTTGAGTCTCGGCCCTGCCCGGGCCAAGCCTATGAGTTTTGCCTGACGGCGCAGTGTTTTCAACACTTTTTGTTTTTACAGGAGCTTCTCCTGATTGTCTCGCTCGACTCTTGCTTGTTGATGGGCTTTTTTGTTCCGTCGTGAATTGATGACTTGTTTGAAGTTATCGTTTGATCCGCTACGCTTCTCCCACTCAAGTTCTGACATGTCATATTCTTCACTACGGCTGTTTTGCCCATCGGCAAGATTGATGTCGAGCTTTTTACAGTAGTACCTCGGTACCGAGGTGATGCGGCCCCCGTTCCGGAGGCCTTGTGTCTCTCGGATGTCCTCGAGGTTGTTCTCCGCCCAGCGAAGGCCGAGGCCTTGCGACTTGAGAGAAAAGGGCGGAGTCTGGGCCCGAAGGCCCAGCCCCGGAGGAGGATCCGGAGTGAGGGGCGCCCCGGCGCCGCCCCCGATTTTTATTATGTAGTTTGTTGTATACCTGACTGACTCAGGTGTTAGCGTACCGACGTGCACGGATCCAAGATCCCAGTAGCTTTGAATCTTTTGAATATCGGGTTTCAACCCGAAGATGATGAGGTGATAATGTGCACGGTGTGTTTTCGATCCATATTCGCCAGCGGCGAAGTATCGGATATTGTTTCCGTCGTTCCGGACGCGTTTAATGAAGTTTTGCAAGTGTTTTTTAGACAGCCCTTCGGCTGGTAGATATTTATCTGTATAAGTAAGGGTAACGAAGGCGGAGTAGGGCCAGAACTCGGATTCATGTACGAGTCTTGTGGCCCATTCTCCTGCCCGTTGTTTTTGGCATGCAATGCATTTTCCGCAGGGATAGGCAAGGTTACCGTAGTAATCCTGTACCGGATCTGTACACTGCATGTTGTACAGCTGTTAAAGCCGGATACCGCCGCGAGAAGTACCATAGCTTTTAATACGACGGCCACGTTTTCTACCTTTTCCTTTTCGTCGTCTCATTTCATTGCTCCCTCGAATAACTCGTTAATTGCCTGGACGCCTGCGGCTCCCAGGTCTATACCCTTTTTGGAAAGGTCCTTTATGTATGTAGATGCCGCCTGATAGGCATTTTTGCCTGATTGTATGTATGAACCCCAGGGAATTGCCTGGAAGGCCCTAGTTACAGCCGGAATTGCTTCATCTACAACATTTTTTAATGCTCCCATGAATCCTGCTGCGTTTTGTGCCACTATTGAAGGTATCCCACCTGAAAATATGTCCCTAGTATAAGGCTGATTGAACAGCCCGAAAAATATAATGTCCTGCCTTGTTGTGTCGTACATCAGCTGTTTCATCTGATTGTCGACCTGAATTCCTGTTCTCTGTTCTATGAGGTTCGCCGTCTGTTCGGCGATATGCCTTTTCTGCATTTCCAGGTTTTCTGTTTCTGCTTTTGTCTTATCAGTCTGTGCGCCTTCCGTGTAAACACGATCTGCTACTATTTTTGGCGCATTAGCGAGCTTCACGGCCGTATCGGCCTCAGTGTTTTCCTTTTGGGCCTGTAGGAGTCCTGCCTGTCCTCTTATCAGAGCCGCTTGTGCCTGGCCTGTTTCTGTTTGAGCTCTTTGAAGGCCTCTTTGGGCCTTTGCCGTTCTTGCGTCCTCTAGGGCGCCTACGTTTGTATTAAATGCAGCCGGTCTTATTGGATCAGAGCTTTGAGCCGCACCTCCAGCGGCTAGTGTTTTTGATAATCCGGCCTTTTCCATATCCAAAGCCCGGCGTTGTACGGCGTTATCTTCCCTTTTCCATTGTTCCTCCCGGCGTTTTTTTGCCGTGAATAGATTTATAAGACCTGACCCGATGTTTGTAACATCAGAGACAACACCTAGTCCTTGTGATACCGGGTCAAGCCATCCCATTTATTTACCTTCCGGTTTTCCTTCGGCTATAGAAGTTTCGAAAGCTTTATTAATACGCTCTTCTTCTTTTTTGGCCTTTGCCAGATTCGCCTGGTGGAGGAGCTTTTCAGAGTAGGTGCGAGCATCCCTAATCGCATCAGCCGGGTCATAACCTGGTCTCCTGGTTGGGTCCATTTGGTAGGCTTCCATCTGTTCGTTCTGACTTTCGTAGTCATATTTAAGTTTACGGGCCTGATCAAGCCGGAAACCGGCTATCATCATATTTTCGATCTGAATTTTCGCCGGGATATACCCGGCTGTTTCCACAAGTTTCGGCCCGCTGTTTTTCTGTCCCTTGTATGTAATCGCTGTAGATCTGTTCGTGACTTTTCGCATACGCATTTTTTTCATCCTAGAAGTGACCCATAAGTCCGGGTGTTGCTATTGCAGTCATCGGCCGGACGGCCTTAATTTTCTTCCCGATGTTCATAATGAATCCCGGCTCATCCTGG